CCAACAGAAAATGTTTCTTCCCTCCGCTCTGGGACTTCCTCAACCGCTTCGGCTCTCCCTCCAAAACAATCCAGATTAAACCTGCCTCGCTCAACTCCGCTAGCGCTCGCCCAACGCTTTTCCTATTAACTGCTGTCATCTTCGCATAATAACTAATAGCATCATGCGAACTCCAAGTCTCATACCGCCATCGCTCGCACAAAGACCAACAAACGAATCTAGCTGTCATGGATAGCGCTTCATTGCCCGCAACCTCCGAGCGATACCAATGCCAGACTATTTGGCGCACGCGCGAAAAGTCTGATTCTTTTCTAGCAAGCGCGATGGGAATCAGCGCTGTTTTCTCCTCCGCCTCCGCATGCGCGGTAATCCACCAATATGCTTTATCTATTTGTCCAAATCTTCTCATCTTTCTCCTGCGCAAGCGTGCGCTCTTTCCAGAGAGTCAATCCCCCTCAAGGGGATTGCTCTCCTATACATATGTATATGTATGGATATATGTCCCTCTAATGGTCGGGTGTTGACCCTCTGAGTGTATAGTTTGTCCCTTATCTTCCATAGTATGTCCCGCAAGTTCCCAACGATTAATTTAAAATTGGTCATCAAATAACCCCATTTTTCTTTTTAAATATAAAAATTGTTTCTCTTTTTACACCCTTTCCAGCAATAGAAGATAGGATTAAATAGTTAACATCAACCAATGTAAAACCTTCCTCATTTGCAATATTTTTGGTTTCATCTTCAATCCATTTGTGTTCAGTTGTGTTGGCAATATTTAAAATTAAATAGCCCTCATTTTTTAAACCATAAAAACAATTAGCTATAACTTTTCTTAAAAAATTATCTAGCCACAAGTCCTTGTTTGGGTGTTTTAAATATGACTGGTTTTCTTCTTTTGAATATCTTTCGCAATCAAAATAAGGTGGTGATGTAAAACATAAATTTAAAGTTTCTTTTTCTGGTACATAATCTTCAGCACAAATATTATGCAAATCAATATTTTTATTTTCCTTGCTGTAAATACTTTGTAACTGTTTTAAACCATTGAAAGTTTGTTTGCATGGCTCTGTACCAATATAGGTTTTACAGTTTGAAGCAAGAAAACCGAACAACCTGCCTCCCCAACCGCTAGACATATCCCAAACAGCGCCATTATTACCATAAGCATTATAAAAATATTTAGATGCTGTTGGCCTAAAATTGCTAACACTTTGTCTGCTTAAATAAACTTTTGCATTTTGTCTTAATCTGTTTATGGTAAAAACACCCCTACCATACTTTAGTTGCCACTTATAAGTTTTTTTAATTAATGTTTTTAACTTATCATCATCATTCCAGAGTTCTATCAAAGTTTTATCTTGGTTTTTATAAGTCACATCAACCCAGTTAGGGAAAAAACACCACAAAAAACCAAGACTGTGCATCGTTTGTTTTATATCCTTTCCATCTAAAATATTATTAGAATCAAATTTTTTTAATTTTAATAATTCATTATTTGCATCATATTGGTTTAAGTCATAGTGAGGAAATCCGTTTTGTCTAAAATATATAAAAAGTTTTTCAACTTCATCATCAATATTTTTAGTCTCACAAACATTAAAAATATTATTTGTCATAACCCCTCCTTAAAATTGGTCATATAAATTCATAGGATTTTGTAATTCTTCTAATGGTTCAAGCACGCCATTCTTCCTAAATAATGTTTTGGTACTGTAATCAACATTACCAGAATTAGATTTAACAAGAGCTGCTTTTACTACTGTCATTCGGTCGTACTTGACTCTTTGTTCTTCACAAATACGCTCGCAATCTTCAACTGATGCTAACCACAACGCAATTCCCCACCGACAACTATCTAAAATTGAGCTTGCGCCTCTGATTTCTTGGCGGTGTGACATAGCATCATCTGAATCATTTGTTAAAGCACCCTTGTTTAAATGATGTACTGTAATCGTTGAGCAACCAAGTCTGGCGCTAATGTTTGCACAATAAGAACCCCATAGTTGTCCAACCTCATTACTGCTACTAACATTACCAGTTGTAAATGCTTGTAATGGGTCAAAACAAACCAACTTTAAATTTGGTATCGCTTGTAGTTCCTCAACTAACTCTGTGCCTATTGGTGTTATGCCTTCCTCTTTTAACAATATCATTGGTTCTTTTTGTTCTGGCACTGGTAATATAAATACCTCATACTCGCTGTTAAATCTTCTTCCCTGAGGATCTAACAAATCAAGTCTTCTATGTATTTCAGCTAAATCATCTTCGGCCGCAAATATCGTCACATTTCCACGCTCTTTCACATCTTTCCCCCACCACCTGCCTCCGCACGCCACAGATAATGCTAACTGTATGACACTTAACGACTTACCCACGCCACCAACTGCGGCAAGTATTCCAGGCTTACCAATAGGAATAAGACCGTCAACTAAAAACTTCTGTGGCTCTGGCTTACCAACAAGATTACGAATCGCATACTTTTGTATGCCTAGCTTATGATCTATTAGTTCAGCTCTAACTTTATCTAAACCATATTTTAAATACAGGTCGTTATAATCGCCGACTTCACTAGGTAATCGCACCGCACTATTAACCACAGCACTCGCGCACTCTTGCGCTTTCTTTTCTCCCACTCCACTCTCATCATTATCAAGTGCAAGAATAAATCTAGCACCTGTCAGCTTGCGTAAATTAGAGGCTGCATCCAACAAGAAGTTGGCACTAAAAACGCAAGCTACAGGAATTTGGGTAGCTTCATATACTGAAGCGGCAGTTGAGTAGCCTTCAACTAAAATTAATTTTTCTATATTGTTTAGGTCTTGTAAGGTAGTACCGATTAAAAATATATTACCTTTGATTTCTGAGGCGGAAGCAAATCTTTTCTCCCCTTTTTTATCTATGTACTGTAGAGAGCGAATCTGTCCTGTGGTATTATATACAGGAACAATTAACCTACCATTTAATTGCTTCAACCCATAACTTTTAACTTTTTTATTCGTGAGATATTCATGGTCGATGGCTTCGTGGCAAATCTTAAATTTTTCCTGCATTTCAACTGCAACTTCATCTTGTCTTTGTTGCCTTTCTTTACGAGACTTAGCACTAGCCTCTTCCATTTGTTTTTGTAATTCTTGTCTATCTACAATACTTAGTTGGTTAGTATCTATGCTTGACCACTTGCCCTCAAAACCAGTTTTCCAATTACCATAAGTGCAGAACATGTGTTCGCCTACCTGGTTGATAGCATAATACCCAGACTTCTGACCGCCTGTATCTGGTTTACCGCCTATTGCTTTTACTGGTACTCGTATTATCTCGCCAGTAATTTCTAAGAAGTCTACAAGCAACCCCTGTGCTTGCATCTCGTTTATTAAATCATGTGTACTCTTACCTGTGCTAAAACCAAGGTCGTTATAGAGTATGTCCTTTTTTAGGTACTTTGTTAAATCCATTTGCAGCTCTCTCATCATCTAACTGCGCTTGCACATTCGCCCAGTTTAGATATTCCCTAACAATATTTGTGAAGATTCTTTTCCTGTTATCTCTGTCCCATTTATGCAATGGTTTTTGATCTTCCTTTCCTGCTAGTTCTAAATAAATATCTTTGGTTTGTGCTATGGAATATTCAATCCCTGTATCATTCAGTTGTGCTTTGTTGGGTAGTCTTTCTCCCTCCCCAATCTTTTTTAAATGAGCCATACAGCACGCTCCAAGCCAAAATTCTCCATCCTTTCTTAAAAACGGCCCAGCTGGTGCTTTACAATATGCACACAGCGTAGGCCTATTATTACCATCAAAATTAAAATGGTGCGTCATCATCATCATCAACAGAGGTACTTCCCATTGCTGCTAAATCAGATTCCGATGGTCCTGTTTTGATACTATCGTCAACAGGCTCTGGCTTTTTGTCAGTAGGTTGCCAAGTCTTACCCCAATCTTCGTTAATCTTTAGATAACCATTGTCATCCTTAACTAATTCAGCTGATACACTTTTACCCATAAAGGCAGTAGATGTATCTTTTGGTGGTTCTTTTAATCCCATCGCTTGCGCCATAAGTAGCATTGACTTAACGCCACTATCCACATACTTAGGATTATCGTGACCAACAGTAAATGTATGATTAAGTTTGATGCTACTACCATCAATCTCAAAATACATCTTGCACCCACGCCATCCGTTTCTACCTTCAACCAAGGCTTCTTCTTCGCCTTGCCAATGCAGAACATGTCTACCTGGCTCAACTGCCGACTTGCCTTCACTAGAGGCATCTACATTAAAATTTGTTAAATCCATTTTTTACTCCTTTTTAAATCCAACATTTATATTCTGAACACTCATCCTCTTTTGCTCCACAATGACGACAAAATCCATCTTCATCGTACTGCGGTTCATCATCGCAAAAGTGTTCGTTAAGTTCTTTAGTATCAATCACTTTAACATTTGCTCCCTTATAGCCTGCCATTCAAATGGCATTTCATTATCAAGACCAAATCTATTCTTAGCTTGGAAGCCAGGTGTCTCTTGTGTAAAGATGGTTCTGTCTCCTTGCTTTAGCTTAGTAGTCATACCACCGCCTTTACCTTTTACTTGGATAGTACCTATCTTGTAATTGGCAAAGAATACCGCGTCGCTGTGTTCTATAACTAGATCAGCGGCTTTTCTGTGCAACTTAATTTGGTGCCGATCATGCGGCTCACTGCTAGGATCTTCATATCTTCTTACTTCATTATGTGCAATCTGTAAGACTGTAAAGCCTTTATCTCGCAACTGATTCAGTAAAGTTAAATATTCTTTCCATACCTCTAAACAAGCGGCATAGCCTTTTCCGTATGCTGGTGAACTGATATCTGGCCAACCATTCTTTTCACAAACATAATCGTGCATTAAAGTTTCTAACCAATCTAAACTATCTACAATAACAGTTTTAAATTCGCTATCTTCTTCTATTAAAGACTTTAGGTTTCCCTCTAATTCTGTATAAGTTTTAGCTACAGGAAAGTGAGGACACTCAATCTTACCAATACCATCTTCTGCTTGTACTATGATTGGTTTGTTCATAGTTGCACCAAAAGATGTTTTACCAATACCACCTGGACCATAGAGAACTATGATAGGTGGTTTAAGTTTTGCCTTTTGTCTTATATTAGCTAACGACATTACTCCACCTCAATCTTTGGTTTATCTTCTGGTAAATGTTTTTTAAGCTCATTCAAATAATGTGCCTGTAAGATTTCATTCTTTTCTACCTCAAAGTTTGCATTGGCTACAAGTTCATTTTTTTGTCCCTGTAATAAATTTAATTTTCTATAAACCATCTGACCATCATCTGATAAGTCGTCTAAGTTATAGTCCTTTGTTACATCATCTTCTGTGATGCTAAATGTTATTGGCTCTTGTTCTGCCATATTATTCTCCCATTTGGTTTTGTTTATAAGTATCACACTCATCTTTAGCATTACACCAACGGCATCCGTCTTTGCTATAGTTGTATGTGGGTATTTCTTCGTAGCAAGCCTCGGCGGCTGGCTTCAAAGTTTCATAGGCCCATTCAACTAAGTTAATAGCTGATATGGAATATGATCTAATAGGACCATCTTTGTGCCAACCCCTTGGTTGTACTATGGTCATTTGAACTGTGCAGTCGTCTCCGTATCTTGATAATGCACCGAGTGCATAAATACGCATTTGTGGGTTGTCTGCTTCTACTGCCCACTTACCAGATTTAAGATCTATTATCTCTATTATATCTTTACCAATGAGAATAGCATCTGCTGTTCCCCAAAGGTCTGCATGTATTTCTGGCATGTTAACTCTTTCTTCAATCAATGGTCTTGCTACATCAAGCTCCATCATTCTCTTGTCTATGTAATCTACATAAGTGTTAGCACAATCAATCATCTCTTGGTCTACTGTAATGTCAAAGTCCTCTACATGATGTGTTGTGTCTAAATAGTATTCTTCTAAAGTAAGATTATTTAATCTACCCTTAAGGAGTGTCTCTACCATTTCGTGAATCAATGTACCTGTCGCTGCTGGTATGCCTACTTTATATTCAACCTGCATACTTGCTAAGAGTTGTGGCATGCCAGGGCAAGCCATCCAAATCTTTGCTGCTGAAGGTGAGAGTTTAGCGTGCGCCATGGACAGAAATATAAGAGTCGTTTTCCATTCTTTTCACATCATCAAGATCGTATTTAATCTTACCGCCAATCTTAAAATAGCTAGGACCTTGCCCTCTATAGCGTCTATTGTCGATTGTTTTCTTGCTGACTCCCCATCTCTCTGCTAGTTCGTCAACTTCTATGGTATTTGATATGTCAAAATTCTTTTCTAATATTTCCATAAATTTCCCTTTTATTAATATTTTTGTTTATAATAAACCATTATTACTAATTATCAAGTAATATTTAATAAAATTTGGGAGAAATTGATGATGAATAAAACAGTATACGCACATACTAACTTAGGAACTGAAGAGGAATGGGATCAAGCAATAGATAGGCTTGCAACCAATAACCAAGTAGCTGGAACGCATTACAAGCAATCCAAGATACAACCTATAGATTATATATATGCTAACAACCTGTCTTATAACTTAGGTAGTTGTTTAAAGTATATAACCAGAAGTAAAGGAGAGAAACAAAATAGGGTGACTGACTTGTTAAAAGCCAAACACTTTATTGATCTTGAACTACAGATGGTTTATGGAACAGATGCCAAGGGTAATAAAATAGGAGATTATTCAATAGAAGTTTCTCTTTAACTATGAGGTAGCTATGAATTTATATGAGTTTGATGATCGTATTCTAAGTGAAAGAAACGGAAGAAAGCCTATATATGTGAACAAACATCTTGCTAAAAAGTTTAAGGATTTTTGTGAGAGCCAACAGAAATCACCACATAAGGTGGCTGAGTATCTAATATCTTTAGGTATGAACTCTGTTAAGTATTACGAAGAACCTAAAGTGTCTGTTGACATCGAAGCTCTTTAAATAGGTTTTCTACATTTTTAAGCGAGTCCATCGCTTGCATCTCTTTGTCTTTAATGGTTATCTGTTTTTTTCCGTCTGCAAAAGTAAAGACAACTTTCTGTGGACCTAAAGCAACCAAAGCATAAACATCTATTGCATTTTTTTCGTATTGCCTACTTTTAGCAAAAGCACCACGCCTAAAATCAAACTGCCATGACACTCTATGTGTTTGTATTTTAGATTGTGTTTTAACCTGGCACTTGTATAGCGTATGGTCAACATCAAAGATAATGTCTGCCTCCGCGCTGTGTGGAACTATCATTACAGTATCTGCGTGTAAAGAAAGTAGCGAGGCTACTAAGTATTCTCCAGATCGGCCAACTCTTTCTGATTGGCGTGACATGAGGTTATTGTGGTGGGGTTATATTATTTTCTTCTTGGAATTGTTTTCCAGGCTCACTTATAGAAACTAAATAAGCAGTTCTTCTTACTGCCTCATTAGTATCAACACCTGTTTTACCAAGTCTTACTAATTCTTCTACAGAATTATCTTTTGTAAAAACATTTGCTAATTGTTTAATTGCTCTTTGTTGTAACTTTTCATCTAATTTACCAGCGAACTTAACACGCCACATAAAAGAACCTATTTGTGCAAGGTCTCTTGGTAAAAATGTTGGATCAATTGGTGTTCCTGGACTATCTATATTTACAATTCTTCCAGTTCTTTTTAAAACTTCATTAAAATTATTCCATCCTAAAATTAATTCATTTGGGTTTATACCTTTTGCTTCTGCTACACCTCTTAAAACAGAATTAAAATTTGCTTTAGACGCATCATCTCCTATCAATCTTTTGTATAAATTAAAACCTGTTTTTGCACTTTCACCAGCCTCTTTTAAAACAAAAGCTTTATTTGCCTGACTTTCTATATAAATTCTTGCTAGTGTTGGAAAAGCATCAGGATCTGTTTTATTTAATATTTCATAAGTTTTTTTAATTTCAGCAGCACTTCTTTTGTCTGGATTGAATATAAAACCTTTTACTTTATTTATATCAACATCGCCTTTTAATAATCCTTTTAAATTATTTTTTACAGGAACAACAAGCTCTTCACTTAATTTTGCATAGGTATTTTTTGCAGCTTTATAATTTGTATTGGTTTTAAGGATATCATCAAGCATATCTACAACACCATTTTTAGCTTCGTTAGATAAAACCTGTAAAGTACCAGAATCTATACTTGTTCTTTCTTTAAGGGCTGACTCTAAATAAAAATCGTCTACTTTTTTTCTAAACTCTCTTAATACCAAATCTAAATTATTAACATTTGTTTGCGGTATTCTTTTTCTTTTTTTAACAACCTCTGTTGCAGGCATACCAAACTCATCAACAATCAATATATCTTCATCAACCTTTGTATCAGGAGCTTTTGTTAATCTTCTTTTTAATTTTATAAGCTCATTATAAACAGGACCGCTATCACCGCCTTGTGCTATTCTTTCATCAATATTATCTAAAAGCTTTGTTACTTGACTTTCATTAACAAACTCTTTATTTGAAACAGTATAACCAGCCTTTTGCGAGGTTATTGTTCTTTCGTCTTTTGCTGTTTTTAATGCTTTCTTTGAAGTGGTACCAATATTTTGTAGAGCATCATCTAAATATTCTGGTTTTTCTGCTAATTCATCCATCAATCTATTAGCAATATTTTTTAATTCTTTTGGCCTATCTTTTAAATAATTAAACATAATTTGACCGCCTTTTTCAGTTCCATAAATGTCAGCAGCCAATCTTTGTATTACTTTGTTATCTATTAATTCTGGAGCTGTTATTTTTACAGAATTACCAAACTTATCTTTAATTTGTTTTTCTAATAATATTGCAGCACTAAGCTCAGCATCATCAACTCCTTTTAACGCTTGGTTTGCTATTTGTGCGGCCCTACTAGGACTTGTTAAATATCCAGTTATACCACCAGTTGCTAGTGTTAGTGGTATTTGAGCAGCAAGCGGTGCGCCTGCTTGTTCTAAGCCAAATTGTGTTGTTCCAGATGTTGTACCTATTGCAGCGGCTTGTGCAAGACCCTTTCCTGTTCTAGCTATAGCAGCTCCTGGTGTTATAAACTCAGATAATGTTTCTGCATATTTTCCTAGTGGAGTTTTTGACTCATATTTTGTTACTGCTTCTGCGCCTGGTATTTGTTCAACAACATCTGTTATTTGTTCATAAGTTGGCATATAACCACCAAATAATTTTTCTGTTATTGGCTGTGTTGTTAAAGACGGTAATGGTGAGGCCATGCTCCTAAGATTTCTTAGTGCTTCAAAATATTTTGTAATAGGTTGTTTTTTGCCAATATCTTCTGGTTTTGGTGTTGGTGTAACAAGAGCTTCAAGACCTCTTTCAAGCATACCAGGCAAACCTGCTGTACCAGCTATACCCTTATAAGCACCAGTTGCTATTGATCTTCCAATATCAACTGCTCGTTCTTTTCTACTTAAAGGTGTTGGTTGTTGCGCAGCAATATATTCCTTCGCTTTTGCAGTAGCTTCAGCCTGTTTACCTTCATCACCCTCAATCTCTAAAATTGAACCGTCAGGCAATTCAAATTCATATATTACTTGTGCCATTTTATAACTTTATTCTAACTCTTGGTATGCCGTCTGTTGTTTGTGTTGTTTGTGTTGCTGGTATTTGTTGTTGCATATATGGATTTACAAAAGGAGGTATTGGAGTTGCAAATATGCTTTCTATCTCTGTTACATATTTATTAAAATCTTCTTGTCTTTCAGGCATCAAGTTTGATCTGTAATTTAATCTAGCTTTTTGATTTTCCAATGCTAGTGTTACATCTCCTGAAATTCTATTAGCAACCTCTTCTAATACTTGTATTCTTCCTTTTGCACCAACTCCCCCACTAACAATATTTAACGCATTTTCATAATCTTTATCAGACAATCCTCTTCCCTCTTGACCTCTGGATGCAGCAAACAAATATGCCAAATCTCTAATTTTTGATTCTAACACAGCATTTCCACCAGATATTTCTTTAATTCTTTCTCCAAAGTCTCTTTTGGTATCGTGTGCTATAAAAGTTCCAGATTGTTGTTGTTGGTTATAATCAGCATTAACATCTGGATTTTGTTTTGCATATTCTCCAATTACAGCACTTACATTTTGTTCTAAAGCATCAACAAACTGAAACAACCCACCAGCAGCAAGAGCTGCTGTTGGCTCTTCGTACATTTTATCTGCTGTTGATTGGATTGCGTTTACAAGCTGTATGGTTGCATCATATTGTTTTTCATAAGGTTTAATTTCTGGGCTTATAAAAATATCAGAACTTTTTGTAAGTGTTTTTGTTTGTGCTGTTTTGGTGTCTGTAGGCAATCTAGTAAGCTTCGCATCTTTTGGTAATGTTCCAGCTTGTTGCTCTTTTACAAAATCTCTTTCTGTAATATTTCTAATAAAATTATCATTAGCATCAACCATTTGTAATATTTCTATTGAGCCAGCTTTTTCTCCTGATGGAGCTGATAATGGAACTATTTGTTTATCAGAATCTGCTTGAACAGCAGCAATGCCTTCTGCATCTGTTTTTAAAACAGTACCAATTACCCTACCAGCCTTGTTACTAAATATACTAAACCTTTCTACTGAACCAGTTTTAGGAGTACCAGCAAACATTCTAGGGTCTAAACCAGCTTGTATAAGTTTTATTTGGTTGGCATATCTTGGGTCTTGTCCAAGTTGTTGTAATAATTTATCTTGCTCTGCTTTTTGCTGTTGTTGAGCTATCATTTGCTGTCTTTGCAAAACACCTTGAGAAGGATCTTGACCTCTTAAAACGTCTGATAAAGCAAGCATCATATTTCCAGCTCTTTGCCTTCTAACCATTGGGTCTACCTGCGGCACTTGTGGTGTCTGTGGTATATTCATAGAATTTATTTGATTATTTGTTTTATCAATATCATCAAACAAGCTTGTGTTTATAAATGGTTGTTTATTTAAAATTGTCATATAAATTTCCTAAAGTTCTACTACTCAGGTAAAAAACCAAATGGGTTATATCCACCAGTCCAAGCCGAACCAAGTAACCCAGTTGCGCCGCTAAGTATTCCGCCTAATCCAGGTGATGATTGTGTTGCTTGTGTCTGACCAACTAACTGAGGCATCATTCCTAAACCTTGGCCTAATAAACCTAATGAGTATGCTGGATAACCCTGCTCTCTCATAAACTCTTGGAAAGCAAAGTCTTGTTCTTGTTGTCCTAATCCTCTTGATAAAGCACCGTAGCCACCGAGTAATCCTAAAGCTTGTTGCTGTCCACCTAGTAAGCCACCTAATAAACCAGCTTGTTGCTGACGGCTTCTTAGCTCTAATTCTGGTGCAAGCATGGCCATCTGTTGTTGTCTTGCTATATCTGACTCAGCCGCGCCCAGCGCCTGCTGATAGCCTGCTTGTCTTAAACCAGCAGCTGTTTCTGCGGCAGCCTGTGCATAAGGCTTGGTAGCTTCTGTCTCTAACAGCGCTGACCTAGAGCCACCAAAAGCCCCAGCGCCTATCGCTGCCTCTTGCGCTCTTTGTTGTGCCATTTCAGACTGTTCTTGTATATCCTGCATTGCAAGATCTATAACTTGTTGTTGATATGGTGATTGATATGCACCTATGTCTACATCTAATAAAGACTGCACGTCTCCCATTTGTGGAGCTGCTTGACCAGCCAATGCTTGTAGCTGTCCTGTTGGGTCATAACCAAAAGCACTACCAAATAAACCTTGTATTCCTGCACCCATTTGCATTTCTTCTGGAGACATGCCAACGAATCTATCGCCTGTATAACCTGCAAATGGTATATCAGATGCCTCTTTAGCACGCTGATAGTAGTCCATATACAAGTCTTTCTGCCAATCTGGTAGAGTTGCTTCTTGTGTTGTTGTTGTTTTTCCTTTACTCATAAGTCTTTTCTAATTAGATATTCTGTTTCAAATCCTAGATGTTTTAGTTTCCTAGTCCATCCTTTTCTGCCTCCGCCGTAGAGTCTTTTGACTCCACACGCTTTGGCATAATCTTCTATGTGTGGCAACATTACCTCTAATTCTTTGTAATCGCCACCACAAAATAATAAATTCATTGCAGTGTGTTGCGGGAATACTACAAATTCTGTTACAAAAGCAGAGTTTTGTCCTGCCCATAATAAGAATATTCCTTCATCTATTTTAGCTTCTATATCATCGATTGTATAGGAGTCTTGATATTTTATAGCCTTTGCTATAAGAGGCCTACACTTAATCCACTCTTCTTTCCAAGACTTTTTAATCGCCTTTTGCATATTCTACAATACTTATAATTACACTTAATTTGTTTGCATGAGAAGCTGTGCAATTTATAATTTCTCCAGCTGTTAATATCAAACTTCTAGTTAATAATTCAGTTGTTGCGTGTGCGCTTATATTAAATTGCGACCATAATGTATGCACTACTGAATCATCACTTGTCATAGTAAGAGTAAAATTTGTTTGTTGACCGCCATCTTCTGTTACCAAAATTGATTCAATAATAGCAAAATCAAAATCATTGCCTGTGGGTGCTGTATATATTAAAGTTGGATTTGTTGTAGTTAAACTAACAGTAGCATTAGTTGCCCTTTGTATATATTGTCTTTGTGAGGATAAATCCATTATCGTTTACCTCTTGTTTTTATGTCTAATCTTATATTGCCAACTTGGAAGTCTTGGGTTAAAGAACCAGTCACTGTCATAGATACCTGTCTTGCTGTAAACCTTGCATCGGTATATCCATCTGATTCAAAGGTAAAGTTACCAAAGTCTGTTTCTGTACCCAGTGGTGTGTTCTTGCCTTTAAAACCTATTGTAATGCCTGGTAAGCTATTGGATTCTTCATCTGGTAGTATTTGATTAACCTGTGCTAATTTGTCGCCATTGCCAATCTCAAGCGGTCCTGTGGTGGCAAATGGAACTTGGTCACCTAAGTTTGGAGAGTTAAACAACGGTCTTTTATCATGTTCATATACAAAGCCATTAGAGTCGCAAGACAAAGGATGATTAAATACGCCTTGGTCTACCCAACAACTTCTATTCATAGAGCCTATACTCCAAACATTGTCTATATAGTTCCATATAACATACTTGTTAGGTGATAGTTGGTCTACGTCTCCCACAGGGAAAAACCACCATATCTCATTAAAATCTATGTTATGTGTACCAAATGTAGATTGCTGTGTATTAACCTGTATGTTGTCAAAGATGTAGTCGTGTACGTCTGACTTTAACTCTCTGACTGTGCCATCAAAAGAAAAGAATGAGTTTTCACTAATCCATGATAAAAAACTACCAGAAGATACTATTGACCTTGGGCTTATAGCTTTACAGTTAATACCCGCATCTTGTATACCGTATACAAAAGGAGAGCCTGTATAGTAAAGCCTGTTAATACCAACATCGGTAAAAATAATAATGTCATTTTGCCATTTAATAGCATAGTTAGCTTTGCCGCCTGTAGGTATTTGCAAATCACCTGCTGTATTTCTAGCAGTAGATGTCCAATTAGTATTATCTTCTCTGTCAGACCATGCTATTTTTCTAGGATCTCCACCTGCGCCTATGGCTACTAAATGCCTTTCATTGCTTACAATAACCGCCTGACATCCTGTCGGGGCATTGGTAATTGATGTTGCAATAGTATCTGGACTTCCGCTTCCTGCGTCTGGCCTCCACTGATATAACTTACCATCTCCTGCAAAACAAAAAACCAAATGTTCTCCCCAGTTATCAAAAGAAAAACTTTTAGTATCAAAGTTTAATGCTGACGTGCTTCTCTCGTCTCCCCAATCTTCTAGGCCATAATGATATGCACCGTAGCCAGTAGATGTAATAACATCATCACCGATAAAACCTATTGGTGTTATGTCATACCAAGTATCGTTATATAAAACATATACATTAGACCTAGTACCAATAGCTAAAACTTCTTCGCCATTATTGGTTTTGTAAGAATACATACCAATAGGCGTGCCAGTTAATGCTGTATCTTTAAACTTAACCCAACCACCCAATGGTTTTAAATAACCATTTTCAAAACGCACTAAATCACCATCTACCCAACGACCTTTGTTGGCGTAGTCAGTACCGTTTTTTACTATTCCTGCTGGGGGTGTAATTGGAAATAGAGCCATATTTAGCCCTATGCTGTGCGCTTCCACATATATACAACTATATATGGTTGTAAGTTATTGTGAGCAGAACCACTACCTGTAGACAATGTTTTACTTGAACCCCAAGGATCGTCTGGGGTGCCACCATAAAAGTTATTAGGTGTTGATGAGTTTGTTACTGCGGTAAACCCAGATGGTCTACTACTGCTACTAGCAGCACCATGCAATGATGTATGGTCATGCGATGGCATTTCAGAAATTGTTAATGTGTGTGTTTTTGCGCCGCCTGTTTCTTCTAGGGTATCAAAGTCTGTATCTCCAGAGTCAAGGCCAACTATAGTTTTACCAGCTCCAAAAGCTACCCATGTACCAAAACCAAGTAAGGTCGCTGGGTTTGTGCTTACGGCTGCATTGATGTAGATAGAGCCAACTGGATATATTTTTTCTAATACATTAGTTCCATCAATTTGTAATTCTCCTGCTGTGGTATTTACATTACCGCTAGCAGTTACGGTTGTTGCTGCAACAGTTGATGTACTGTTTGCACCTATTGGTGTGCCGTCAATAGCACCGCCGTTAATATCTACTGTTGTTAGGGTAGATGTGCCGCTTACTGTTACGCTATTTAAAGTAGCTAAGCCAGATGTCGATACAGTAGTAAATGCACCTGTAGACGCTGAGTTGGCTCCTACAGTTGCTCCGTCAATAGAACCGCCATTAATATCAATAGTTGTAAATGTTGCTGTTCCTGTGGATGTTAGGGTTCCTGCTACTGTTAGGGTTTTACCACTACCAACATTAAGGCCAACACTAGTCCCAGATCCGTTTGCAGTAAAAATACCATCAACAGTATCTAAGTCTGTGTTAATTTTTCCACCCCAGGTATTAGTAGATGCGCCTACTTCTGGCTTGGTTAGATTAAGGTTGGTTGTAAAGGTATCTGCCATAATGCTTACTTATTAAGTTTGGATTTTACTAATTCAATCCATTCTGGTTTCTTTTTATATATTATAAACCCAACAACTGCTATTAGTATAACTATTTCAAAAAATGATTCCATATTAAGAATCTAAAGTTTTAGTAATTGAAGTTGGATTTTTTTCATTTTCTATTTGTGAATCTAAATTTGCTTCTAAGTTAGCAACTTCTTCTTCTCCCATAGCGTCTATAACCCAACCTTGAACCATCTCTGATGTTACTTCATCAAAAGGTTTAAAGTTAGATAAATCAGATGTATCTATGCTCTGAGTACCATAAGATGATGCTGAGTATTCTCCATCTTCTTTAGATACTGACCAATGCACATTATAGATTACATCATCATGCCCTTCTTCGTTAGGGTGTACGTCAACTGTTTTTACATTCCATTCCATTTTTATTCTCCTGTATAAGACATTAATTCATCAGTATATATTATATGTTGATTCATCTTGCTTTGTGTAGCTTCTGTATCAACTTCACCATTACCATCTAAAATACATGGTACTTCAAATATAGCTCCATCTGATGTCCTTGTAGCTATATAAAATTTTATAAAATCGTCTGCTTCTCTTTGTACTGTTTTGTAATTCATTTTAACTAAATACTAAATATCTAGAAACAGATGCAGGTGAGTAATTAGCTCCTAAATCCCACATTCTAAGATTTGGATTTGGATTTGAATATGTAAGAGATGTTCTTGTTTTTGTTGCTAATAATGTACCAGTATCATCTGTTCCGTTATAAATTTTTAAAGTAGTCCAACCTGCATTACCCAATGGAGCTGATTCGGTATCTAGAACACGAAAAAATGTATTTCCCGAATTTACACTATAAAATTCCCAAGCAGGATCTGAACCAATTAACGGAGTATATAAATCACATGTTGCATCAGTTGTTGAACCAAAAGAAGTATTTAAAATAGTACCATAACCAGTATAAACATTTAATCCACTAGTTCTTGAACCCGTACTAATTCCTGTTGTCCATAAAGAAGCACTAGCACCATAAAAATCATCCATGCTTATGGCACCCGAAGCGACACCTGCAAGAGTTCTTAAATCAGTTTCTCCCATAGAAGATGTTGCTGTAGCACTTCTACCTAGTTCTAAATTAATAGACCTATCAGTTGTTGTGCCACCTATTGACATAGTTCCAGAACTAGCTAGTGCCATTATCTAATCTCTCTTTTAAATCGTTTATTTGTTTTTGTTGGTCTTTAATAGCTTCTATTAGATAACCTACTAAGTTACCGTATGCTACAGATTTAGTACCCATTTCATCTTTTGCAGTATGTACTAACTCTGGTGCAACCTTTTCAATTTCTTGAGCTATAACACCTGAAGAAACTTCTCCATCTTTTGTATAAGAAACTCCTCTCATGTCTAAGACTTTAGAGCCTTGTAAAGTTTCTATATTGTCTTTTAATCTTTCGTCTGAGAAAGCTGTGACGTTGCCTGTAGCTGTTAAATTACCAGAAGAATCAATACGCATTTTTTCGCTACCATTTGATTGAAAAGCAATTTCAGCACTTCCATTATTAGCATTTAAATACATAACATTACTAGCTTCACCAATTCTTAAATGAACAGTGCCTTGACCCTCAAAATGTGCAATATCTCCAGTAGCACCTTTATCAACGTGTAAAGGATGATAAGGACTCGAAGTACCAATTCCAACATTGCCTGATGAGTCTATGCGGACTCTTTCTGAACCACCAGTTTCAAAAATAGTTGAACCGCTTTCTCTGTTTGTTAGATAAAACTCGCCTGATGTGTTTAAAGTTAAATCAGCACCATCTAAACTACCTGAACCAAGCGTACTGTTTGAGATTTTAATCGCACCGTCACCGCTTCCATGTATGTGTAAGTTTCTCTGTGGACTAGTCGTTCCAATTCCAACAGAAGTAGCAACATAAGCAGTGCCTGATAGGTAGAGGTCTTTGAAGCGATTGCCTGCTAAACCAATATCTATAGCATCATTATTAGCATTGCCATTTGAATTTCTTGGTTGAATTGCAGGAGTGCCATCATGAAAGCGTA